TAGTACGTAAAGAATCTTTTTCTTTCTCTAGCTCTTTGATCTTGTTGTCTAACTGTAAATAAAGTAATGCGTTCTTGTCAACATCTGCATCCGCAATGACTTGTTCGTCAATTGCGATACGTTCTTTTTTTAGACCAACGCATCCCATCTCACCAGACTCATCATAGTATTTGCAATAGTTCTTGCAGAAACTTTGATCACGCTCTGGCTCTGGTGCATCTGTTGATTCTTTAATAGCAGCCAACCAGTTCAATGCTTCTTCAGCAATAGCTGGATCGTATGGTTCAGTATGAACTCTTACATCTCGCTCATCACCATCACGGGCGATGGCTACAAGATTAACATTCCGAGGCTTCCCCTTCCCCGACTTGTCAAGCAAGTAGCCATACACCTGTACTTGCCAGCGCTGTTGTTGCGATGGGAAGTAGGATAGATTTTTAACCTTAACGGTTTTCCAATCTATCACATCTCCAGTTTCTGGTACGAATAAATCTATATGGGCTTTCATTCCATTGTATTCAACTTCTGTTTCAACCCAGTACTTCTCACCCTTTGGATCTGCTACACCAATAGCATCTTCAATAGCAGCGTGGATAGCAGTACCCATAATGGCAGCAAGTTTCATCTCATTGTCATTGGTTTCAGGTTGATCGTTAAGACGATACCAAACCTTACGCCGACATCCACCTAACTCTGATGGACCGATCTGTGTTTGTTTAGAACGAGATCTACTAGCATCCTTAGCTCGTAGTACCTCTAACAATAATTCTTTTGGATCGCTCATAATTAAATCCTATCCTGAATTACAACTTGTACTGGGAGGCCAGTATTTACATCAAAGTGTGTCGCACAAAGTATCGCTTGCTTAGCGCAATCTTTTGCTAGTAGTTCTCCCCAAGGCGCAGGTACCTGTTCTCTATGACCATAAAGATAACCGGTAGCAAACTGACCACCTGAACCAATCGCATATAGACCTGAATCGTTTTGGATAAAGGACATATCACAAGCGATGTGAAATAAGTTTCCATTAAAAGATATTAGGTAGTCAAACCCACCATCTTTTTTATCAACATTAGCCCAGTCATAACCACCATCAGTAAATGCTTGGATAATAGATGGGATAACTTTCTTGCCCATATGTTGTACTGGATTATCAGTAACTTTAAAGCTAGGTGGTTTCCAATTGTAAGTAAGAATATCTCCTGGTCTAGTATCACCAGTAATTCCTAATAGGTATTTACCTACTTCAACTATCTTTGGTGTAGCTGTTGAGATAGTGCGTAAATTATCTTCAGTAATTTGCGAATCTGCAGCCATTACAACTACATCATTTGCTTGTATACCGACCAACGTGGTCATTAACCCTCCTTATGTCTTGGTGTAAGTATATCACGACACGCCACGAAGTCCTTGATCCTTCTTACTAGGCAGAGAATGTCGTTATAATACGAGCCGTGAGGCGAGTAAAGCAGTACAGGCGCTACCCTGAGGTAGCGCAACGGTAGCAGTATGCGGCTCCGTCTACCAACCCTGCGTAAAAAGACAAAAGAACTCCCTCCTAAATTCGGTTCAGATCTAAGGTCCTTAGGACCTATCCACGCTTGTCCTTGTGGAAGCATAGTCTTTAATGTAATGGCCAGCTTTGATAACTATGAGATGGTCTGGTATTTCCTAGATGCAACCTGCGTTAACTGTGGAAATCTTGTGCTTGTTCCCTGCCCAGTAGATAAAGATGCACCACCTATCTAGCATAGATGATTCACTTCGCACCGCAGTATGTTCTATCTGTGGCCCTGTAAGAGTTAAGTTAAGAGATAGTAGTTCAGCCACCCTTACTGGTAAGTGGCGCTGTATAACAGTACACAGGACTAAGAATGATAGACGGTTATACCCGTATAAAATATACAAAAAGGACAAATGCGAGAGATGTGGCTTTGTTCCTGAGCACAGCAGTCAGCTAGATGTGGATCACATAGACGGTGATAACAGCAACAACCAACCTAGTAACCTACAGACTCTCTGTTCCAACTGCCATCGTGTAAAGACTTATATAAATAAAGACTGGGAAAACAAAAATGATGGCCCATCCCTTTCGGGATGAGCCACTTTAGCCTCGCAGTATTCTAGATTACTTTCTTCCGTAAGCCTTCTCTGTCTTGTCAGCCCACTTTGCGGCTGGCGCTGCTACAGATCCGATTAGGATTGCATACTCTGGTGCCATATCTGCTGCCAAAGCCAATCCCATTGTTACTGCTGAAGCAAGAACTGCACGAGCATAAGATTTAAAAGCTGCTTTAAATTCCTTGCTCTTTAATTTTGCTACTAGATCTTTCATTTGTACTCCTTCTTTTTAGGCAAAGGTCTAGGAATTAATACCTTTACTTTAGGTACTTCACCTGCCCAAGGAAACCAGTTAGCAGTGTCTTCCGAACACTCTGGCTTAATGGATATGTGAAGATGTTTATTGTGTTTGTTTACTCCGGTGTATGTGTCTTCGCCATTCTTGGCTGACCATATACGACCTTTAAATATTAGATACTTAACTCTTGGATCTTTCTTTAACTCACTGTAGATAACTGTGCAGTTAACTCCATTATCAGGATCGTGGGTTAGATCAACTGCTAATCCAGTGTTGTGATCTGAGTTAGAATTTTGTTTTAAATGGGCTGCCGATGGTAATAGTCCATCCGATATCTTGTTGCGCTTCGGCCAAAAGGCCGTCGCTTGGCGCAATACAGCTATTGCAGCAGGAGTGGCTTTCTTGACAACAGTTGTCATTGTTACTCATTTCTGTATTAGTATCTGGTATAGAGCATCTACTTTTTGTTCAAGCCTATTGACCTGGTCCCGCAAACTTGAGCCACCATTTGGTTTAAGCTCTGATAAGAAATGCTTAACAAGGTGTCTTACTCCCATTGCTAATGCACTTATTAAGGTTACGATGGATACGGCTAAGCCAGCCCAATCAGTAGGGGACATTTGTTCTCTCCTATACGGTTCTAATAGTTACGACTAGATTGCCACCGTAACCGGAGAACCTTCTATCGCTTGGGGTTTTATTTATAAAGTCCATCTCTTCAATTATGCCGATGTATGATTCACCAGTTCTAAAGTCTTCTACTCTGATGGTATCTCCAACATTTTCTATTGCTTCTAATACAGACATACGAGCATATGCTGAACCTTCATATCCAGTTTCTACTCCAAGATTGTCTGACTCGTGGTCATAGCAGAATACTGGATATTGAATTAATCTTTGACGAGGCACTGCAGGCAAGGACTTTAATTGGTATCCGGTAAACAACGGTCCTTTAAGGGCATCAGTAGATGAGCGAGTAAAGGTAAATTGAAAACCTAGATACTCCTGTGCTGCCTGTGGATAACTGACAGTAACCTCTGGCACTGTAGTCCCTTGTGCAAAAGCACCAATATTAAAGAACTGATCGGTAGAATCAACGGATTGAATACTAATTCCACCATTAGTAGTATTAATACGAGCTTGCAATAATTTATAAATCTTAGTTTCTAATGTGTTGTATCGGATATAACCAGTACGCAAGTAACCACTTGCTACTAGGCTGGTTGTAGATTCAATCCATATACCATCACCTGGTACAGCAAAGACAACCCTATCGGTAGCACCAAGAAAGTCTGTAGATACTGGATTAGCAGTTTCACCGCTTGCACAAACATCCCAAGCATAAGCAAAGACAAGGCTATTAGGAACTGCTGGCTGTGATAAATCAATACGGATTAGACCTGATTCAGTACCTTGCAAAGTTGTTACGTAGGCAAATCTATCCTTGAAGGTTACGCTCTTGCACTCTGTCTCTAGTAGCAATGGTCCATAACTAACATCACCATCGGCAGATACCACTGCAATTCTTACACCCTTACTGGTGCAAAGAACTCCAAAGGTACCAAGGTAGACATCAAAGGCATTGAGTATTTCACCCTCTGGTAGATCAACAACTACTGTTGGTGCATTAAGTTCTGGGAATCCAAGAGCGTTAGTATTAGTAGTATCTAATGTAATCTTGTAGAGAGATGACTGAGATCCAGCATAGCCACCAACATAGAAAGCAGCAGGTCCTTCGGATATGGTTGTCCATATCCACGATGGATTTGGATGTCTATAGAGTTCACCAGGTAAAGCGTGACCGCCTGCAGTGGTTGTATTATTTGAATTTAATTCATAGATATCCCTATCAACTGCAGCTAGCAAACGCTGCTTTGCATATCGCAGTACTACTGTAGTTACTGGACCGCTAAGATTATAGAGATGACCATCAGATGTAGAACCAAAGATATTGCCTCTATGGATACGAGCATTATCTGCAGCAAAGTATCTAGTACCATCAGAGGTTAGGGATATAAAATCAAGTGTATGTGGAGATGCTGTTAAGGTATACGTAGTAACGGTAGGCGTATCACCACTCATAGTAAGTTTCTTTAGATCAGGTCCTTCAGTAAAGACAACTGCATCTACGTTATTAGTGGTATCTCTAGCACCAACTAGGTATAGGTTAGTTGCTGAAGCAGTCCTAGCTCTAACTGTACTGTTTAACAGGGTTGCTTGTCCTTTAGTCCAAACATCCATACCTTTAGACTCTGTAAATTGAAAACGAAGTGACTCTTCTTGTATTGGTTCAAAGAATTTTATACCAGCACCAAGATGAAATGAACTCTGTGAGCGTACCCACCAGCCAGTAAGTGTTTGCTCGCCTGGTTCTCTGCTCTGATCAATCTGTTGCTTACGATACTGGGCAGTTACTCTACGATAAGGGGTTTCATCAGAGGCACCAATAAAGAATGGTTGCCCTCCAATAGCCACATCATAAGATACGCCAGTAGCTGAGTAGTTAGTAGAACCTGCAGGGTTGGATAATACGTAGGGTATACCTTCGGTAATGTCTGAACCGTATGGCATTATTCTCCTTAACTAAATTTTATTTGATTACTAATTATTCACTAAGAGTTGGAGGTACAACAAACTCATCTATTACTGGGTCATACTTCATACCAATACCAGCCATTAAACCTCTGATTTTATTGTTGTAACTTGTCTTGATCCAAGTTCCACCAAGGTTATCTATTAACCATTTGTAACCTTCATCGCCATTCTCGTCATCATTTCTACCAACAAGAACTCGTATTACTGTATTGTTTTCATCTATCTCTGCCCAATGTGACATTTTTACACCGCCGATTTCAAGTAACGAACAATAACAATTCCTGAACCACCGTTGCCAGGTTGGAAACCTGAACCTGAATATCCAGTTCCGCCACCGCCACCGCCAGTGTTTGCAAGTCCTGGTTGTCCAGCACCGTCAACAACATAAGGATCTCCGCCTTGACCACCAGCACCGCCGCCACCAGTTCCACCAGCACCACCAGCTACAGCAGATCCTGTTCCATAAGAACCACCACCGCCACCACCTGCTAATTTTCCGCCTGATCCTGCACCTGTTGCAGAGAGCCAAGAGCTAAAATCAATTGAGTTATAGAGGCTTGAACCAGCACCACCAGCACCGCCTGTTGCTCCTGGGTTTGCATTGCCTATTGCGCTGGCACCACCACCGCCTGCTCCACCACCTGTTGAACTACCATTCTGATTTCCACCAGCAAAACCTTCTACTGGTGAGTAACCGCCAGCATTACCAGCACCGCCTGTTTGTCTGGCATAACCACCGCCAGTACCTGATCCACCTGGTACTGGATTATTAAAATAAGTTCCTGCTGCGCCACCTGAGGTATTAAATGTTGAGTTAAAACTTGAGGCATTGCCTGGAATCTCAACACCACTTGCTCCGCCAGCACCAATAGTAATTGCATAATTTGCTACAGCAAGTGTTTGATTTGCGATTGCTCTTAATCCTCCAGCACCACCACCACCTTGTGTTCCACCCATTCCTCCACCTGCAACTACTAGGTAATCACATAGTAAAGGTGCAACTGTAACTGCTAAGGTGTCATTACCGTAGAATGTTCTATAAAAGTAAGTAGAGTCAGATGTGAGTGTTCCACCTGTAACAACAGATTTTGGAGATGAAGCCATAAGGCCATAACCTTTAGCAGAAGCACCCGCTAGGCTACCTAATATTGGTGACATATTACCCCTTATGCGAATTTAGTTTGAGATGCAAGTACAGTGTAAGTAGGTGTTGATGCCGTTTTAATAATAGTTAAAGAGTAAGCATCAATTGATGAAGCATTACCACCTGTAGGTGCTGTTCCACCTTGCCACTTTGGAGTAACGGATGATCCGTCAATCTGGTAGGCAGTTGGGTAGTAAGGCGTTGCTCCATTAGTATTTAAAAATACAATAGTTATTGCATCACCTGTTGCAAGGATTGAGTTAAGGGTTGCACCTGATGAGCCACGAACATTTAGTGTAAAGCTAGCAGAGGCATTTGATGTGTAATAAAGAACACCTTGAGTTAAAGCATCAAAGTTAATTGTTCCAGTTGCTGCAGTTGCAGATACTGTTGTGCGTTCTTCAGGACTTATAAGGACTGGAGCTGTTAATGTTTTATTGGTAAGAGTTTGTGATCCAGTCAACGTTGCAAAAGAGCTTGGAAATGTATTAGTACCGCTAGATAAGTCTTTATTGGTAAGGGTTTGAGTACCAGTTAAGGTTGCGAAAGAACTTGGGAAGGTATTAGTACCGCTAGTCAAATCTTTGTTAGTAAGAACTTGAGCACTATTAGGTGTTACTGCAGCATTTGCTGTTGCAACGCCTGCTGTATAAAATATTAGATCACTTGAGGTAAGAACGTGCTTAATAGAAGCACCAGCATTATGAGCAATACCAGATACTCCAGCAGTTCCCGTTCCTGCTTGACCTCTACTGATTGTAAAGGTATCACCAGAAACACCTGTTATGAAAACAATCTCTTCATTAACAGTATCGTGATCTATTGCAACGGTAAAGATATCTACGTTGCCAGGATCAAGGGTTACTCCACCTAGTAAAGCTGTAGCAGCACCAATTGATGGAACTGTCATAGTAGTAGCAGTGGTATTTATACCGCTATTAAGCGTTGTTTGAACGCTGATACTTGAGTATTCTCTGGTCATTTATTTTCCTTATCTTGTGTAGTGCAAACGAATTGGGTATCTGTCTTTTAACTTCAATGCCTCTTCGTTTAGTCTTTGCTGGTATAGAGCAAAGATATAACGAGAAGATGAAACACCAGCAGTGGATGGAATTTTACTATCGGCACTGTCAGCTTCAGCAGATGATAAGTTAATACGACCTGGATCTAGGAATGATAGTAATTTATATGAAGCACCTAGAGTTACTACATCCTGACAAGATTGTGGCAAGCCAGTTACATCAGCAAAATCATCTGTATTATTATCTAAAGTATTAGGCGTTGTGGTGTACCAAACCTGAACTGTTCTACCAGGTTGGATATTGTCATAAAGACTTACAGTGTTATTGCTATTAAAGGTAGCAGAGTTAGCCATACCATCTGATCTCCAGCGATTAATCGGTAGCCACTCTTGGCTTGATCCAGTAGTTTGCCAAGATAAATATAGGATTGATTCTAAATCATCTGGTAATGGGTAGGTTGTTTGTGATGGGTTAAAGGTAAAGGTGTATGAAGATATCGCCCAAAGACTAGGGAATAGACTATTGATAGTATCGTTAATAGCCTTCTTAATAGAGACTCTAGGAAATGTAGGAGCTAAAGTAATCTGAGCATACTGTGAGTGTGGCGCAGGGGATGTTCCCTGATAACCTCTACCAAATCCTGGTACTACATTAAGTACGCTTGTTGCTTTATCAAAGGAATCAATCCAAATAAGTTCGTCATCAATTTCAATAGTACCTTTAGCAAGGCTTGAGGCAGAGCCAATGGTGATAGCATTACTAGTAGTGGTTAGACCATTAGCATTAGCTACATAACTAATACGATCTTGGCGCAGGGTATAACCTTGAAGGTTAGCCCTGATATCACTTACCATTTCATTTAGCGTGCTCATTTGCCTTCTCTCTGTAGAACTTGAGATTGTTTACTAGTCGTTCATCTGTTGGTGTTATCTCTACTGCTTTAGTGCCGTGCTCTAGTGCTAACTTCCACTCGCCTAATTGCCAAGCGGATATAGCACAAAGGTCATCTGCCATATGAGTCCAAGCCCATCCTTCCGATAGGAAGTCTGTTCTCTTCTCTGTTATACCTACTGCTCTTGTGGCTGTTCTAAAACAGTTACGCCACTCTTGCTTATGGTAATAATAATTTGCTAATCCAAGTACTGCTTCTCTACTAGGGCATTGGTCTATTGCCTGCTCTAAATACTTCTCAGCATTTTCAACATCTGTCTTAGCTAGTATCCGTAGTGCATAAGATTTTTCTGCGGGGAAGTTACTAAGTTCTAGATATTTCTTTAAAGTTCTAGTAGCATCTGTAAAGCGTTCTTTATAAAAGTATTCTCTACCTAAGTAGTAATGATTACGAGCATCATTAGGATCTTCCTGCACTGCCATCTCTAGCATTGGAAGATACTGACCTCTAGACTTAGAGTTATCAGGTCTATGGTGAATCTCTAACTTAATTCTTGCTTTAGTTTCAGGAATGTTATAAGCAGTTATTACCTCGTGGATAGGATTCTTCCAGCGATAACCTCGTCTAGCGTGAACTCTATTACCATCAAACTCAACCTTAGGTGAGCCATCTTCTTCCCAGTCAGTAATAATCCTGTGTACTGGTCTAGTAATTCCTAGTTCTAGCGCATCAGGTAATTCATCTTTCCAACCTGGTTGTAGGATCTCATCCATATCTAGGATTACGCAGTAATCTATATCTGCTGGCAGTGATGCTAATGCCGCATTACGGGCATCATCAAAGCGCCAAGGATCTATCCTGATATTAATTACATTAATGCCAAGAGATTTAGCAATCTCTACTGTCTTATCTGTTGATCCGGTATCTGCTATTAGTAGGTAATCTGCATCCTTAGCGGAGTCATACCAACGTTGAACGTGCTTCTCTTCATTGAGAGCTATTGTATATACTGCTGTTTTCAAAAGTCACTAACCTCTTTAAGTCTAAGATCAGAGTAACCTGGATACTGTGTTACTAGATTAGGCTGAGTTATATAACAGTTGTTACTTATTGCCTCTACTCGTAAACCTATATCTATATACCACTGGTAATCTTTTAATCTGTTATAGAAGTAATCCATCTTGCCTGGCTTTAAGCAATAGGCTTGAGTGCCAGTACTAACTACCTGCTTATACCAGTGTTCATTAACTTTAATTAACTTGCCAGTTGTTGGTGCTACTAGAGCACCTAAGTAAAATATATCCCAGTCACTAGGTAAGGTCTGCATTACCTCAGCAAACTTCTCATTGAAGTTATCCACAAAGAGTGCATCATCTTCTAGTATAAGAACCTTTAACCCTTGATACTTCTTCCATACCTGCGTATGACTCATAGTGCCAGCAGTAACAGGATCTTTACCAGTACCATCTATAGCTGAGAATCTTTCAAAGGTAATACCTAGATCATCTAATTGTTTAGTGATCTTCTCTAGGCGATCAGTCCGTTTGTCAAGGTTAATCACTACTACCTTGTCAAAGTACTCATTTATTTTCATAGCCTTATTCTACAGGCAAATCTTCCAATTCAGCTTCTACTGGGGCCTGATACACAGGCTCAGCAATTGTTTCAAACTCTGTGCGATTGGTTTCTACATACTCACCCTGACCGCATACATTGCACTTAGTAACTACTTGATTATCCTCAGCGTTGCGAGTTTCAACATAGTAATGAGAGCAACACTCTGAACTGTATTCATATTTGATAGCCATTAGAACTCCTTAGAAGTAAAGAAAGACAACGCCGTTACCGCCTGAGCCTGCAGTTCCTGCTGTTGAGGCACCGCCTCCACCACCACCGCCTGAGCCACCATTACCGCCATTGTTTGCAGAAGCATTTGCGCCAGCAGATGTGTAACCTGCTCCGCCTCCGCCACCGCCAAAACCTGTTCCTGTTCCTGAGGTGCCAGTTCCGCCAGCGTAGAAATCGCCTGTACCACCATTACCACCTGTGCCTGTTCCTGATGTTCCTGCTGCACCACCGCCACCAGTAATTAGACCACGACCACCTGCGGTAGCAGTTGCGGTTCCTGTTGCTGCAACTAAACCAGCGCCACCTCCTGATGAAACACCAATACCACCTGAACCACCGCCAGCATAACCAACTACTGTGTTACCAGCAGTAGGAGCGCCTGTATAAGAAACAGTAGAAGTATTGCCAGTTGGAGTTGTTGCACCTGCACCAGCACCACCTTGTGTACCATTTAGTCCACCTGAGCCACCGCCAGCCATTACCATTCCATAAATACTTGAACCGCCGTTAGCACCAGCAGCCGCAGATGATGAACCAGTACCACCTGCGCCAACTGTTACGGAGTTTGAAATATAAGTCCAACCAGCAGAATATCCTCCAGCACCACCGCCTCCACCGCCACCTGTGGTTTGTGATGAACCTGCACCACCGCCACCAATTACGATTGCATAAACTCTATTGATACCAGCAGGAATTGTTACAGATGAAGTTCCTGTTGCAGAGATAGTTTGTTGCAGTTTGAGTCCATAAGGTGAATCGGTAAATTGTGAATTGCTATAAATTGATGCGCTCATAATAGTTCCATTCTAGTAGAAAAGGTAAAGAATACCGTTGCCGCCTGCGCCATTGTTTCCAGCACCGCCACCACCACCGCCACCTAATCCGCCAGCACCGCCTGCTGATACGGTTGCAGAATTGCCATTACCAGCAATACCAGCACCGCCACCGCCTTGTGCTGAAATTCCAATACCTGTACCGCCAGTGCCACCCGTAGTGACTGCACCAGTTAAAATGTTAATCCCGTTACCACCATTACCGCCAGTATTTGTTCCAGTAGATGAATTAGCCCTACCGCCACCGCCACCTACTAAACCTGAACCACCTGCGCCACCTGTGTTAGTTGCTGAACCTGCTCCGCTTGAATAACCACCACCACCACCTGAAATACCATCTCCGCCTGCGCCAGCAGTTACACCATTTGTTGTAGTATTACCACCACCGCCACCGCCACTACCTGAATTGCCTTTTACTGCTGCAGCACCAGCAGTTCCGCCAGGAATTGCCCAATAATTTGTGCCACCAGCAAAGTTGGCACCGCCACCAGCGCCAAGTGTTCCTGCAGTTGTGCTACCTGATGAACCGCCACCTGCAATTACATTGCCATAACGGGTATAACCTCCTGGTGAAACGCTTCCAGCAGCACCACCGCTACCAACTACACAAGATGATGTAGCGATAGTCCAACCCCAAGCAACTCCGCCAGCACCACCGCCACTGCTTGAGTTTCCACCACCGCCACCACCAACTGCAATAGCATACACAAATGTAATTCCACTAGGAATTGTTACTGATGTGGTTCCTGCGTTAATTGTTTGTTGTAAGCGTAATCCGTATGGGAGAATAAAATGAGTATTTGCAAATGGAGTTACGGAAGCACTCTGCATACCAATATCTACTGGATTGCCTGCTTGACCTTTGCGGTTTGGGTTCATAGTAATCTCCTAGTAAAACAAATAAAGTATTCCAGCGCCACCTGTGCTACCAGTAGCGCCTACTGGTGCGCCTCCACCACCGCCACCGCCAAGTCCGCCAGTTCCGCCCGTGGTTCCTGAACCATTACTACCATTGCCTGCAATACCTGCGCCACCACCGCCTGCTCCATTACCTGCTCCTGTACCTGAATGACCAGTACCACCAGTTGTTATAGCACCAGTTAAAATATTTATTCCATTACCACCGTTGCCACCAGTACGAGAGCCTGTTGTTCCACCTGCTGCTCCACCACCACCACCTGCTAAACCTGAGCCACCGTTGCCACCTATAGAGATTCCAGTTGATGTTGACCAACCGCCAGCGCCACCTGATATGCCATCTCCACCAGCGCCACCAGAGACTCCTGAAGTGGTTGAACCGCCACCACCAGCAGCGCCAGAACCGTTGTTACCTCTATTGCTTCCAGCAACACTTGCACCGCCTGGAATACCCCAGTAGTTTGTGCTACCTGCGGTATTATTTGCACCTCCACCGCTACCTAAAATTCCATTAGAACCACCTGCGGCACCGCCACCAGCAATTATATTTCCATATCGGGTGTAGCCACCAGAAACAGTAGAACTTGTTCCGCCTGCACCAACTACGCAACTGGAAGTTGCGATAGTCCAACCCCAAGCAATACCGCCTGCACCACCTGCTCCACCGCCACCACCAACTGCAATGGCATACACAAAAGTTATGCCTGCTGGGATAGTTACCGAAGTTGTACCAGCGTTGATAGTCTGACGAAGTTGTAAGCCGTAAGGTAAAATAAAATGTGTATTAGCAAAAGGTGTGTCTTCATCACCACGAATTTGACTTGATACTGGGCCAGTAACCTGTCCTCTACGACTTGGATTAGCCATTCTTACACCTTGCGTGATTCCATACCAAAATAACTAAAACAGTTGCTAGATAAAGGGCAAGCCACTTCATTAAGAAATCCTGTTGATATAACCTGAAATTGTAATTACGGAAGCGGTTGCGGCAAAGGCTGCAACTGTATTTGCGGCTGAACCTGTTCCTGTTAATGGTAGTCCTGCAACGATTAAAACATCACCTGATTGTGGAGAAAGAGTAATTGGCTTAGCGTGTTGTACTGCGCCTGTTCCGCCAAATTGAACTGTAAGTAATACTGGAGAGGTTGATGTGTTATTTGCGTATAACCAAACCTCATCAATAATTGAAGATGATGTGCCTGTGGCGTGGATAGTTGTACCAGTAGAGGCAGTTTGAACTACTGTGATTGGCTGACCCTGTGTTGAGCCTGAGAGTAATACTTTGGTATATGTTGCCATTTGCTATCCTTATCCGAATACTTGCATTGAGATTACAGCTTGGTCTGTGTCGTAAACTGCTATTCCTGTTGATCCCGTAGGTCCAGTTGGCCCAGTGTTTCCAGTATTTCCAGTTGGTCCTGTCGGTCCACTAGGACCTGTACTACCAGTTGCTCCAGTCGCACCAGTATTACCAGTAAC